TAGGGCTGGGAATGGATTTCGGTTACACGAATGATCCGACCAGTATAATTGAAGTATACAAACATAACGAAACACGAATACTAAACGAACTAACATATCAAACAGGTTTATTAAATTCAGACATAGCAAAAATACTTCCAAGCAACGTGCCTTGTTATGCAGATTCAGCAGAGCCAAAAAGTATAGCAGATATACAACGTTATGGAATCACAATTAAAGGCGTTACGAAAGGACGTGATAGTATCAATTACGGAATAGATGTAATGCAACGTGAAAACTATTTGGTTACTTCTAATAGCACAAATCTAATCAAAGAACTTCGATCATATTGCTGGGACACAGACAAGACAGGAAAACGACTAAATAAACCTATTGATAATTTCAATCACGCAATAGATGCAGTACGTTATCACGAAATGGAAACGTTAGGAATGAATAAGAATTACGGAAGCTATAATATTCTGTAAAGTACAAAAACACGAAAAAAAAGTTATTAATATATGAAGTTAGATATACTGCTGCCAAATTCATTAAGCGAAATACCTTTAAGTAGGTATCAAGAGTTTGTAGCTATGAAAGAAAAGAGTAACGACGAAGAACTAATTGCCAATAAAATGATACAGATATTTTGTGGCTTACAATTAGGCGAAGTTGCAAAGATTAAACTAAAAGATTTAAACGGATTGATCAAGCACTTTACAGAAGTGTTTAGTGAAAAGCCTCAACTGATACGAAACTTTAAAATAAAAAACATAGAATTCGCATTTATTCCTAATCTGGAAAACATCAGCTTCGGAGAATATGTCGATTTAGAACACCACTTAAAAGATTGGAGTACATACCACAAGGCGATGGCAGTAATGTTCAGACCGATTAAAGAAAAGCACAAAGACAAGTATTCGATAATAGACTACGAGCCTAACGAAGATATGCAGGACTTGATGAAGTTCGCACCATTGGATGTTGCAATAAGTGCAAGTGTTTTTTTTTGGAGTTTAGGAAGCGAATTGTTACAAGCTACTCTAACTTATTTGAAGAACGAACTGATGAAGACGAAGGATTTAACGAATTTTCAGAAAGAGTTCAGTTTGGCAAACAATGGGGTTGGTATTCAAGTATATATGGACTCTCTGGCAACGACCTTACAAAATTTGACACAGTTACAAAATACGGACTTACTAAATGTCTCACTTATTTATCGTTCGTCAAACAAAAAAACGAAATTGAAAGCCGTGAACTAAAACGACAAATGAAATAATTATGAACTACTTCGATATAATAGACAAACTAAAAACACACTTCGACAACGATGAACTAATAAACACCGTTACACAAGGCGATATTTTTGACGTTGACTTAAACAAGCAAACAATATTTCCTTTAGTTCATTTGATCGTAAATCAAGCCACGTTTGAAGAAAACGTAATAAGATACAATATAAGTATTTTGGCTATGGATATCACAGACATATCAAAAGACGAAACAACAAATAAATTTGATGGCAACGATAACGAGCTATATGTATTAAATACTATGATGGCAGTATTAAATAGAGTGTATGAGTTGTTAAGAAGAGGTACTTTGTATACAGATGCCTTTCAAGTAGATGGCAATCCAACGGCAGAATTTTTTACAGAAAGGTTTGAGAATAAACTTGCAGGTGCAACATTAACGTGTGATATTTTAATCGGCAATTCAATGACTATTTGTTAATGGCAGAATTCAATAGCATACAAGAACTATTAGATGACTTCAAGGACAACGTAATCCGTGAAGCAAAAAAAGGTATTCCAAGAGATACAGGCACACTTGCAAATAGTTTAAAGGGATATGTTAAAGAATCTAAAAATAGTATTCAAATATCTTTTGAGATGGATGAATACGGATTTTATAAAGATCAAGGTGTAAAAGGAAATAAAAGTTCTAACAAAGGAAACGGACAAAACAAATCGCCTTATAAGTTTGGAACAAATAGTTCTCTTATAGGAAAGGCAAATGGTGGTATGTCTGGTATTATGGCTAAATGGGCAAAGCGTAAAGGCTTTCAATGGAAAGACAAAGAGACAGGCAGATTTATGAGCCATAAGAGTATGGGGTATATTATAGCAAGAAGCATATATTCAAAAGGATTAAAGCCAAGTTTATTTTTTACAAAACCATTTGAAAAGTATTACAATAAGCTGCCAGATGAACTGATGGAAATGTTTGGCTTTGATATGGAAAAACTATTTAATCAAATTACTGAAGAAAACTTTAAACAACTAAAATGAAATTATCAAGAAGTCCATACATTATAGAGGTAGACGATGCTACACAAACAGGAAGTAAAATAGAATTATTTTTAGCTGCTGATGTAGGCACTATAAATCCAACTTACACACTATCAAAATTAATTCCTGCTTCTAACAACACAAAAACTTTTTACAATATTTCGCCTTATGTTCGTGAGTATTATTCTTTTACGGTGTGGCAAAGTGCAACAGGTTTAGCTTATGGCATAGACACAAACACGGATTATTTAGTAGACTATGAAGTGAAGTCATATAACTTGATAGGTGGAACGTATGTATTAGACACAACAGAAACAGGAACTTTTGTAGATGGCTACAACTACTATATGGATGGCTACAATGCAACAACGCCAATAGCACTTTTAGACGAGGGTACATATTTTTATAACTACGATTCTACAATACCAACTACACAAGGAAACGGTTTGTGGGGGTCTTTTGATTGTGAGTTAAGTATAGGAGATGTTGTGAAGTATACTGATTTAGTAACAGGTGCAACGTTTACAGAAACGGCTACAACAGATGGAGTAAAAAGCTATGCACGAGCCTATTTAACTTATGCACCAAACGGTAACAAAGTAGAAATCTTAATAGGTGGCGTAACAGAACGTTGGACTGCATATTTTAAGCCACAATGCGAACCAAAATATCAGCCAGTAGTTGTGGACTTTATTAATCGTTACGGAAGTTGGTCAAGAATATTCTTTCAAAAAGTTAAGAAAAGAAGTATCAACGTAAAGACGAATGAATATAAATTCAATCCAAGCACGTTGCCTTACTATCCAAATCTTTCTGGAGATGGTCAATTCAAGGAGTTTAACATAAACGCAAAAGAAACTATTAAGCTGAATACAGGATGGGTAAACGATGACTATGGCGATTACATACAACAGATGTTATTGAGTGAAAAGGTGCTTCTATTAGATTACGAGGTAAACACGAATTACACTCCTGTAAAAGCCAAAACTAAATCACTTCAAAAACAAGTAGGAATAAACGATGGAATGATTAACTACGAAATGGAGTTTGAATTTGCTTACGATCTAATTAATAATGTAGTTTAATGAGAACTGTACAAGTATACATAGAGGGCCAAAGACTTGATTTATTTAAAGACGAAATAATAAGCGTCACAAGTAAGCAACAAGATATAAGCGATATAAGTAAAATATTTACGGATTTTTCACAAAGCTTTAGTGTTCCGAGTTCAATTAAAAACGATGCAATATTTCAACACTTCTATCAGAATGATGTAAATAGCACAATAGACTACAACATAAGAAGAGATGCATACATAGAAATAGACTTAACAACATTTAGACGTGGAAAAATAAGCCTTGAAAAATCGGAAGTAAAAGATAACCAGCCGTATAGTTATCAGATTACTTTCTACGGAGATATATTGGCACTTAAGGATAAATTTCAAGACGATAAATTGGCAGATATGTCTGAACTTGATTTTTATAATTTTGCGTATGATGGCGCAGCAGTTCAAAACAGAATAACAAATGGAAGTTTTAATTATGGTGTTAGGTTTCCTTTAATTTTTAATAGAGATATAACGTATGGAACAGGTGGAAGCACAGACATAGGAACAACAGGAACAGGAAGTGTTTTGTACAACGAGTTATTTCCAGCTATTAAACTACTTTCTTTAATTAACGTAATACAAACAAGGTACGGAGTTACGTTTAGTGGAACATTTTTTGGAGATAAAAGATT